ACACCGTTCATCGTAGTGTTTCCACCTGGGTCGATGACGAGCTTCCCGACTGCGGCGACCTGGAATACGAGATTGCCCAAGTTCGCGTTAATCCACGTATCATTCGATGAAGGCGCCGTCTGGAATACCGAAACATAATCGACAAAATTCGCCTTGAATAACTTAATGATCGTAGCGTCGGCCGCCGTCGGAGAACTCATCGCCAGCTGTGTGGTATTCGCAAAAATCGTTGAATCGTTGATAGCAAAAATGACGGAACCTGTGTTTGCCAACTTAAAGACATTGGCGGTCAGGGCCACCGCTTCATTGTTCACGGCGAGCAAGGTGCGGCCTGTGAGCGCGGCGTTCATCGAGAATACACCCGCCGACGCCAGAATCATGTTACCCAGGTGTGTGGTAATGAAACACTGGTTGCTCGATGTGCTTGACGAAAGCGACATCACGCGATCCACAAAATTGTTTTTGTAGAAGTTCATGTTCACGGCCTGGCCGGCCGCGTTGGACGAGATCGCCAGGAGTGTCACATTGAGCGAGAACACGGTGCCATTTGCCTGTACGAGTATGTCCGCAGTATTTCCAACCTTGAACAGGGTTCCGACCATCAGGTCCGAGGCCGTATTGACAAAGAGACTGCCACCGTTGACGAATACGTTGCCCCGAAGGTCGGACACTCCACGGACATCGAGCACGGATGGGCCTGCCGCATTGCCAATTAGGGTGATTGTCGTGTTGGTGCTCAGAACAAGGTTAGCAACACCATAGATTTGGTGATACTGTGAATAATTTGTATTGGCACCTGAAACGAAATTGGCCGCCCCGAAGATCAGTGGATAGACCATGGAGCTTTGGTTATAGAGTGCGGCGGTGCCCGAAAATTGAGTATTCGATGTTCCATTGTTGCCAAGTAGACGACCGTCACACCCAAATGGGGCACCCGTAAGGTAATTTCCAACCGGCCCTGGCACAGCGAGATGGTTGATGAGGACGATGTTATCATTGCTGTCGCCCGTATCAATGGACGTACCAGAGAACTGCGCCAATGGGGTTCCCTGCGCACCTGTCAGGGTGGTGTCCAGAATGAGACCTGTGTTGTTCCCAACTTCCATCCATCCTTGGCTAAAATCAACGGTGACGCCGTTGATTTCGCAGGCCGATCCAAGACCGGCCGAGGAGAACGTGTAATTGCTGATATGCACCACCGACGTGTAACTGGTCGCGTTGACGGCTGATCCGCTCACATGCAAACTGCGCCCATTCGCGAGTGAAGAAGAATGTCCCTGAACGGTTAATCCGTTGAAATAGATGTAGGCAATCGGCCAATTTTGGTTGGTATCTCCAATTTTGATGTTGTCACGCAAACAGTTCCATACGCTGATTGTGTTGAACCAGCAGCGATAGCCACCGGCGGCGACATAGAGACCCGTATTGCCCACTCCCGAAGGGCCTCCGTCACCCATGATGTTAATTTTGTCGAGGACGATGCCCATGGTATGCTTCGTGTCATCGCCAATTTGAACAACAGGGTTCGCAGGATTGAACGGGACAAGCGCCGAAGCATTTGCACTACTGAAGTGCATCGAACGAGCGCCAATGATCGACCGATTGTTGACGGTCAAGACGAGGTTGACCGCGTATTTCTTCGTCAAGGATGCAGGAATATAGGCGGTGCCCGTATTCGCCATCGCGTCATAAAACGCTTGCGTATCATCGGTCACGCCGTCGCCGACGGCGCCATACGCGAGCACATTGCCCGCTGAGCGGTCCTGCACGGTGTTCGCGTAGATGGCGAGCACGCGCGCCGTTGGTGAGCCGATGTTCTGCGTGAGGTTGCTTGTCGGGATGAAGTTGCCCGCGGTGGGGTCCACAATCCAGCGAGCAATCGCATTCGTGACGAGCGCAAGGTTTGCCGAGCCCGACGTACCAACACCCATCGGACGAATTGTTCCGCCGCCGCTCCCCTTGACCGTCAGGATCGAGTGATAGCCTGTGAGGTTCGTGTCGTAATTCGTCCGCAGACCTTCAAAGACCGCGTTCGTAGTCCACAGACCAAATTCGTAAAGGTCCGCCCCCTGGTTCGCGGTGTTGACAGCCAGACGAAACAGCATGTTGTTGCCGCTACCGTGCCAGGCTTGAATGAGGTCGCCATTGCCGCGTGCCGCGCTGGCCGAACCATTGTCCAACCAGAGCGCGACAGAGTTTGCGACTGTGCCCCACGGAGCGCTCGGACCAGACGTGGACGTTCCAAGCGTTGCAACGAAGGCAATGCGGTTGTTCCCCGTCGCACTGACGGCCGCGACCGCACCGATAGCAACGTTCGCGGCTCCCGACTGCACAAACTGACCCGCGATACTCTGGTTGAGCGGAGCGGCGGCCACGAGCGCCTGAATACCTACGGCGATACCTGTACCAGTGAAACCTGCGGCGATGTCTACGCGATGTCCTGTCTGGGTTTGTGTATTCGCCCCCGCACCCGTGAACGCAAAGTAACTACCAATCTGGACAGCACCAGGATCGGCTACGAACGTGCCCGATATGCTGAGCGCGGCGTTACCCGTGAGCGGACCACCCATCGTGCCCGCGATGAGGCTGATCCCGTTGCCGTAGAACCCGACATTGCTCGTGGATACGATGGAGCCGTTTCCAAAGACCGATACGTTCGCGAGCACGAGGTTGCCCGAGGCAATCGTCAAGTTGCTCGTGAGTGTCGTGCCGCCACCGTTCAGGAATTCCATGCGGGTGACGCTGTTGGCAATGATGCGAGTGTTGGCGTCGTTGGTCGAACCGAGCACGAAGGCGAAATCGCCGGTACCCTTGGACTGAATGATGCCCGAGGTGCCGCCATTCGAGGCCACAATCGTGAGCGCAATGCTATTGACGGTCTGCGGAGACTGCCAATTCGTGGCACCCTGGTTCTTGACGCGGAACACCCACCGACCGTCGTCCGAACCGTCGAACCCAGTAATCAGGTCATCGACGTTCGTGGCATTATGGAGCACAAGGGACGACCCCTTCACCCCATCTGAGAGTGAAGCCGTATTGATGGTGGCGGGGTCGGCGAGCGCCGAGGAGAGATACCCACCAAAATAATAGGCGCCGGCGACAAATCCTCCAAACCCATACACACCGATATTGAGGTTCGCAGACGCCGACGCTTGACCCACCACACCAATCGCGAGACCGTTGGCGCTCAGGTTTCGGAAAAGTCCTGCGACCGTATTCCCAAAACCCGTAAAGCCTGCTTCATACGTTGAGCCGAAGGCGGTAAATGTCGCGAGACCAGGGCTAAGGGACGCATAGTTCGGTGTGACATCCACCCACACCGCAGGATTTCCGTTCGTGACGTTATTGTTCGCGACAATCTTGAATATGGTGTTCGCGTGAAACGTGAACGCATTTCCGAAGAAGTGGTTCCCCAAACGCATTTCGGGGTAGTTGCTTGTTGGAAATCCTGTGAGAGCCGAATACGCCGGCCCGAGCTGGTTGCCTTCAGCATAGACGTTGTTCGCGGTGCCAAAGTCAATCGGGAGCGCATGTCCGTAGAACTCGTTGCCGGTGATCGTGACGCCGCTCGCGGCCCCCAACTTAATACCAATGGCGCTCGCGTTTGAGCCGGTGTCAATGATATTGCCCTGAATGACCGCACCTTCGACCGTGCCGCCCGTGAAATCCAGCACGGTGCCCACATTCGTACCGTCGCCGACCCAGTTACCTTGGAACACGAGCGCGTTGACATTGGCGGTCGTGATGACCATCACGGTCGGGGACCCCTCGGTGTTCGCTTCAAAGACGTTCTCACGGACCGTAATCGCGGTGCCACCCAACATCAAGGGCACGCCTACGGCGCCGTTGAAATAGTTCTCGGCAATAGCGACCCGGTTCAAGTTGATGTAGACGTTGGACGTACCACGGATGTGCGAATTGGCGCCCGAGAACAAATTCCGTTCAATCGTGATGTCCGCACCCAGGTCCATGAAAATCAAGCTGTTGGCGGATTGCCCTGCGCCCGACTTCGTGAATCGTGAATCGTGGATGTAGACACTATCCGTAATTTGCGTCAAGTTGGTGGAACGGAGGTCCACCAAGTGGCCCGTGTAGGACGCACTCGTGTAGTAAATCCAGATGTGATCCAGCTCGAAGCCCTTGATGGTATCCGCCGTGAGGAACGACGCATTCGTGGTCGCATTCGTGTAGAGGCGCGACGTATTGTTGACGACCGCCGCTTGCGTCTTGGTCTCACCAAAGAGACGCACGTTGGTCTTGTTGTTGAAGTTGAGGACGCCAGGCGACACGAGGAAATTGCCGTGCGGAACATAGAGCACACCACCGCCGGCGGGGAGCGCAGCCACCGCGGCCGCAATCGCTACGTCGTTATTCGTTGTGCCGTCGCCGACGGCGCCATACGCGGTGATGTCAATCCACGGGGTGCCCTTGACGATAAACGTGTTGGCGACGAGAGACCCGAACGCGGCGGTACCGGTGAGGGTGACGTTTCCGCTGACGGTTTCGTTGAGGCGCAGCACGGACGTATTGAAATAGTCAATGAGTTCGTTTGTGCGAACGCGCCAATCATCGAAGGTGTTGGCGACTGAGATGTAGCCGTTGCTAAATGGCATAATTTATCGTTTAAGGGCTGTGACCGCAGATTCTACCAAGCCGGTAAGTTCTGCGATGCGAGATTCTAATGTGCCGACCAAGTGACGAAGATCGCGCACTTCTTGGGTGTTTCGTGTCTGCTCTGTGGCGCGTGTGCGCATCGTTCGATGCCGCGTTAATGCCGGTCGATCGGTATTTAGCAGAGCACCCGAGCGGGTTTCTCGAACCAAAGCTCGTTCTTCTGTTTGAACATACGCTGGAACACCCAAACTTGGCATATCTTACTCGTCCAGAGCAATTGCTCTAAAATTGGCAATTCTCGGAACATCGGTTGTTCCCGAACTTGCCATAACCACTTTAATCGCCCACACTTTGAACTTATCTGTAGTATCTACGACAGAATCGAGCGCGCGGCTATTCGGTGTCTGGAATTCAAATTCCTTCAATTCGGTAATTCTGTTGGAAACGGTGGCATCCTTCGTGACTTGCGTCATGAGACGCCATGGTTGGTCATCAAAACGCGCCGTATCGGCATTCGCAGGGAAGGCCTTGTAGTAGACGTAGAAATGACTTCCTAGAGGTCGATAGGCGTCGAAGATGACTACTATGTCCCGCGCATCAAAACCGTCTGCAAGCGTCACCGAGTGCGTTCTATAGCGTGTGAGCGCATTGCCCCCGTTTGCACTCAATTCGCTGTTGTAGCTAAGAGTACCAGTCGTCTGTGCTATCGTATATCCCGTGCAAGCGTCTGGCGCAGGGACGGCGAGCAGTGGGGTACCCGAGTAGCCCGAACCCGTATTGGAAAACACGGTATTGCTAAGTTTACCATTACGTCCGACGGTGGCGTAGGCACTTGCATCTGCGCCGTTGCCCACGGTAATCGTCACGACGACGGCATTGTTCGCACCTGACGTGCCATAGTCGTGGAACACGTTCGCGGCACGAGACGCGGTCGCATTGGTGGTCGCCACCAACTGAGTCGCGTTCGTGATTGAGGAAACCACAAACTCCAAGTTGCCACCGAGAACCAGGGTATCGCCGGCGACGAGCACGGTGTCGAAGGCTGTGCCCACACCCACCAAGGTGCTGTTTCCTGATACAGACGTAATCGTTCCCGCACGCAAGGTCGGGAGATAGCCCGCGCCGCGATTGGTAAACGTCACATTGTTGGAATACAGACCCATATTGTTGATGAGGTGCTGCACACCGAGGAGGTTGACCTTCTTCATGTCCACATACGGCGCCACGTCAGGGCTCTTGGTCGACAATGAGAATAGCGCATCAATCGTGTTCGCGGCACCAATCGATGGACCACCAAGGAAGAAGCGACCCGCGATATTGTTCGCGGCGGAGGTCCCGCCGTAGCCTTGCACCATGCTCCGATTGCTGAGTGGCATCCAGGTGTTATTGATGATCGCATAGCGCACCGCGACCGCACCCGTCAGATCCCCTGTCGTGAGGTTTTGGGGCTTGATATCCAAGGCAAAGCTCGTCGCCGTCTTGTCGGAGAACTGGACTTGATGCGGATAGAATTCGATGCTATCAAAGAACGTGTTGGTCGCCGGCGGCACGGCGCGCGCCACGAGAATACCGCTCAACGGCACCTCGTCGGATGCGGTCCAGATGGCCTTGTTTATGCGGAACATCAAATCTTCGAACGGACTTTCTGTCCAGGTCGAAGCGTTTTGTGACTTGAAGAAGCTTCCCGCATAGGGCTGCTTGGAGACTTTGGCATCGGACCCAATAATGGACGACCCAAGTTCGGCGGTGTAGACCGTATACAAATCGCTATCGGAACGCACAATGATGGCGTATTCCTTCCCTGGCATCAAATGAATGGGCGCCGCGAATTCAAATCGCGTATAGGTGCTGGCCGTATTCATGCTCGGTGCTGAAGACGTGTTGACTTGGTCGTTGCGCAACGTGACGACTGCATAGCCCGTTGGCGAGACGCATGGGAGGATTTCCAGCGAGCTTGGGTAGCCGTTGATGACAGGACGCAGTTCAAGGATCACGGGGATGTCGTCCGTTGGCTTGCCCGCGAAACACAAATCAATGGAGGTGACAAACACACCCTGTGGGTATTTCACGCCATCCACCAAAATCGTTTCGGCGAGTGGGTCGACCCAACGCTGTCCAATCTCTTGTGTGTGCGTTTCTGAAGTCGAAAACGCTTCTGAGACCGTTCCTGTTTGGGTGATACCCAAGGACCGCGAGGTGACGCTTACGTCTTGCTGTGTTTGCGAGAGACCCGACGCTTCATACGTCGCATCCGCAAACGTGCTCGCATCGCGCGGGATGTTGTTCGCACTATCCGTCAAACGGAACTGACGAGTGCCTACGGGGAATAATCCCGCAGGAATATGGAATATGCCAGCGACGGTACCCGCACGACCAGAGGTAATCGTGCTATTGGCGAGGAACCCGTCTGTGACCGGTTGACCCACGCTGTAGATGCTTTGTCCTGCTGTAATGTTGCTGAGCGAGGACGTATCCAATACGGCGGTTTGGTTCGCCGTCGTATAGGAGACCACATTTGCGGATTGCCCTGCCCCTGGTCCCGCAACGAAGTGAATGACGGTTCCTGGTGTGGCGACGGAACTATCCTGAATGTCGAGATCGAAGCGGAGTTTCCCTGTTGCTGTTGAATACGCGCGCACGACACCCGAGCGACAGATTGCCGCATCAATGGTGTAGCTGTTCGCCACAGGCACACGAGGCGAGGCCGGCTGCAAGAGCGTAGCGCCCGTCGTCGTATTGGCCCCATCTTGCACCATCTTGTCGGGACGGAGGCACCCGGCCGTAATAGGATATGGTGTCGCGCTATCAATGTCTGCGTCCAATGTGGCGCGCACGACTTTCAATGTATAGACGACCGTATTGCCCGAAATCCGCTTGTTGTAGTCGGCCACCGTCACGGGTGTAAGCGTAAACACCGTCGCATTCGCGAGTGTTTGTGACGCCGTGGTGATCAAGGTCGCTGAGGTGTCGGTGCTGATCGCATTCACATACGCATCAAATGTATTGACGCCCTGCACGATGCGCACCATCTGTCCTGCCACCAATTCATACGTCCACTTGCTGCCCGTGCCCGTGAGCGTGGTGTTTCCCGAAAGGGTCGCCACATTTCCTGTGAGAGCTTTCTTCACATAGACGGTCTGACCCATGAAGAATGGGTCCACTGCGGGAAGCGTTTGTGACGCCAACTTGAGGACATCCCCCTGTTGCACATATTTGGTAACATTGGTGCCATCGAAAAATGGGTACAACGTTCCTGCTGGGCGGAGGCCATCGCCGGCAAAGAGCACATCGCGCGCCCGAATGTTATGAATGACAGAAATGTCACGAACGATGTTTCCCAACGACTCATGGGCGGCGGTGACATTGAAACCGAAGGCGGTACCTTGACGCGCGCGCGTGCTGCTCGTGGTGACTTCTTGGTAGGTCGTCTCAAGCAATTGGCCAATCGGGTGTTCCCACGGATGATTGATCCAATTGGGGTCATTGGGTGCATTGGTCACGGTTCCCGTTCCCGTGACGGCGCCCGAGAACGTGCTGTCCCATTCGCCCCATTGGGTGAAGTTGACATTGTGTGCATTCACCCACGCCGCGTCGGGTCCACCCAGATCGATGACTTGCGCCGGCCGGTTGATGGTGTCTTTCCAAATATCCACAGCAGGCGACAATTTGATATTACCGTAGTAATTGGCGATGTCAAATGGATTTACCGATACCGCATGGGTCGCCAACGATTGTGTGATGAACGCTTCGGTGTTGTAGCTCAAGACCGCCATATCCCCGACGAGCTTCGTATTGTAGGATGTGGAATTGCTCGTATCCCCCGCAAACGAGAGCACGAACGTATTGAACGCCGAACGCAACTGACGGGCTACAGGGTCAATCGATGCGGTGAAGTCGGGTTGTGCTACGTCGGCGAGCGCAAATCCAACAAACGGGTCCACGATGATGCCATTCTTGAATCGGTCGAGTCCATCGGCATCGACAAGCGACGTATCGTTGGTGACCCGCTCCAAGTTGTTCAGTGACGTATAGTATTCCAAGTGGGTGACGCGAGTATCCAGGCGCGCGAGGTCTTGCATCGTGTAGCGCCGGTAGTGGAATGTCTGAAGCGTCACGCCTGTCGGCACACCATTACTATCGACGATGGTGTATGGTGGGATGGTCAACTGGAATAGCAGCAGGTTGCTGTCCGTATCCAATGGTGGCTGAGGACTGACCGCATCCAATCCTTCTTGCACATTGATTGTGTTGTCATAGGACAACGACATCTTGTCAATACGCGCCAGGTAGTATTCGTATGACCCGAACCAAATATCATCCGAGACGGGAAACAGGTACGAATCACTGGTGACGGTCAAATAGGTTGCATCATTGGACGTGTCCGTGGACGCATACACCAGATTTGCCGACGCAAAACTTGTATGTGCGCGCACAGGGCGGAAGTCCAGCAAAGAACGCAGGTTGATAGCGCGATTGTATTTGGGTGACGTGTAGTTGGGAATGGTGTCGTAGGTCATGCCCTTGATGATGTTGGCATCAGACAAGTAGCTATCGACAGAGGCATAGCCGCGACCCCCATGATCGAACCAATCAAAAATGACGAGCAAGCGACCGGTCGGATGCACGGTAATGCCCGCGTCTACCAAGACGGTCAATTGCGAATATTCGTAGCTGTTGTCCCGCTGTCCCGTATCCAATGCAAAGAGCGACGTGACATCGGTCGCCGTCGAAAGGTCGGTATTGGAGAATGCGGTGTTGTCGGCTTTGTACCAGATTTTCGAGATCCGCCACACGTCCGTGGTCTTGAGAGAATACACGGCCCCTGGCGACACGTTCAACGTATGGAACTCGATTTGTCCATTCGAGAGCGCGCCCGTCGTATTAGCGAGTGCCGCAGATGTGTTGCCGATATACAGGGTCTTGGTGCGCACAGGCAAGCCCGTGATAGTCGTTTTCGCCAACCCCACCAAAGAGTGTGTTCCTGCGGAGACCGCGCCATTGTGATAGGTGAACAGAATGTTGTAGTCCGACCCCGATTGCGTCACATTGACATTCGACAAGAAGCGGTTGGTCGTGTTTCCCGAATCGGCGAACTCGATCAAGATGCCGTGTCCGTTCGTGAGATTGGATTGGTCAAAAATCAAGAGGTTTTCTTGTGCCGTCGTCGCAGAGAGATTTCCTGTTGGGAGCGAGAAGTTTGCACCCGAAACCGTCAGGGTAAAATTCAAGTTTGAGGCGCCGCCGAGACCCTGCGCGTTTGCAGAAGTCTTGACCCACGCCTTCCAAATGACGGTATTGACCGTCATCGTATTCGCCTTGAGGTAGGTTTCAGGAATTTGGTAGACCAACATGTTGTCGTTCGTATCCGACACGATGGTCGTACCCGTTGGGTTCCCGTTATCCTTGCTGTTGGTGTCTACGTCCGCCTGGAACGAGAGCCGTGGGTAATAGGGTGCGTCAATGGCGGCCACTGCGGCATCGCGCAACGCAAAGCTGTCCAAATCGCGCGGCTGGAATAGCAACTTGTAGGTGGTATTCGCATTAGGCAACGTGGGGAGGAATTCCGCAAGTGTCACATAGGCGGCCGTCGCATTGGCCGTATAGTTGTTGACCGTGAACGTGCCCGACACAGGCGAAGATGCGCCACCGAGGATGATCGTGGCGCCCACAATGGCGCTATTGACACTTCCTACAGCGTCTCCGACAGGAAATCCATTACCGGTGAGCACGGAGACCGTGATGGCCGAGCCGTTGACGGTGCCGGCGATCAGGTTGCCCGTCAACACATCGAAGGACACATCATAGAAGAACATCTTGGTGATCGTGTTGTTCGCATACAGAGAAATCGTTGAAGGAACCTCCCAGGGTTCCAACATGCGCACGCGCGCCTGACCGATTTTGGATTCCGAATATGATGCGGTGGACGACGTGTTGATCAACGCCACATTGACGCAATGGATATCCACCAATGACGTGTTGGCAAAGTACGAGGTCGGATCGGACGCTTGCACACGAATGGTGTAGACGAAATTACCAACGGTGAGCGGGATCGAACGCGAACTCGCGTTCGCGGTGCTCCGTCCCTTTCGAAGTGACTTCTTGATGGTCTGGTTCGAATTGACTTCAAACCCACGCACATACGCTTTACCTGGGCCAACAGCGACAATGAAATTGTTACTATCGTCGGGGTCCGTCTGAATCACGGGTGCGAACGTTTTTACGACGTAGTTTCCCGATTCGTCGTAGGTGCGCCGTGCGAGAATGTTGTTCAGTTCATCAAAGCGAACAAATCGTGGTGTTTCGCGCACCGCTTGAAGTTCCCCGTTGATGACGCGCGCCAATTCAATGAAATTGGTATCCGCTGCGTTGTCAAGTGAGCGTTTATCCAACGTGAGCGATATGCGGAAACGATGCGCACCAGGCGCGTTGGCATTCGCAGGGTCCAAGAGAGACGCACCCACCACATCGTCCAATTCATCGATGAATTCCTCGGTAATGGTGAGACCGATACGATAGCTTGGGAGCGAACTAAACGGATTGAGCACAATCGTCTGCTGGCGCACGCGCACGAAGAAGCCCGAGACGAAAAAGATGCCCTCATCGATGCTAATCACGGAGGCGGATGTGAACACGTCTGCCTGCAAGCCGCTCACGAATGTCGCGGTGATGCCCGCGTCGTCGGACGCCTGCACGACAGCCGATGGGGCGAAGGGGACGGCTGTCTGGTATTTGAACAACAGATAGTTGTTGGACACCTGTCCTTCATCCGCTGACATGAACTGAAGAACGTGTGCTCGCTGCGTGGTGGTAACGGTATCGAAAATCAGCTTACCTTGGTTGGTCGTCCGATTAAAGAACGCCACCAAATTCGACAGCGCCGTGACCTGTCCGCTTGATACGGTCGTATCCAGCGTGAGGTGTCCACCGAAAACAGCTTCACCGTCCTTGAATGAGGACTTTCCTAGACGCTCAAGTTGTGCTTGAAGTTGCGTCTGAAGTTGGGTGAGTTCACGAGATTGCACCGCAATCTTCGGACGAAAGAGGATACGATGGAAATCGTTGTATTCACCCTGAAGTTGAGTAGAATCAACGTTCGATGCAGTATACCAATCGTCGTAATACTGCGTCCGTAGAGCATTCTGTGTGGTATTGGAAAGGGCCATAGTGTCTCAATTAACCTAGCTGGAAAACAAGTTTGATTTCTTCAACCTGGTCGTTCGCCCGCGTAATGGGGACGCGCTGGTCGCAGTAAAGAATGTCTCCCGTAAAGAATGTCAAGGCAGGGCTGTTGATGACCCCAATCGTGTATTCCACACCGGTGGCGTTGCACATCAGCACGTCGCCAGGGCTGAAGGGTGCGGTCTGTCCCTTGTCATTCACATAGGTGAGACGAAGCACGGGAACCGCGTTCCCATTCGGTTGCACGTCCACGACAATCGCCGTGGTGTTCGCCGCATTCGTTTCATTGAAAATCACATCATCGGGCGCGAACACGCCCGTATTGGAGGACACGATGCAATCGGTGGTTTGCTTGTAGAAGTTCGCGTTCGCTGCGTTTCCATTGGCGAGCAGCGGATTGACAATAACACCCACGCGCCGATAGTTATTCGTGACGGTCAAGCCCCCGCTTTCGCTGAACTCGAACTGCGTCGTCGCCATGACTGCGGCGGTCCCCAATTCCATCACGGGGTCATACCCATGGTTTGGATACGGTGGGATAATCGCGCGAAGGACCGCCGTCGTGGCCCCCGCTTGGTAAATATTGATCGTTTGCACGTTGGAATATCCGAGACCCCCTGTGCTGAGCAGGACCTTTGTCACCGCTCCCGCGGTAATCGTGACGCCGGTGTTGACAATCGTGGCGCCTGATCCGTCTCCGATGAGGGTATCCACTGTCGTCACCGCGACGTTGTATCCCGCTCCTCCGTTGGTAATGACCAGCGGTACAGCAATCGGTAGTCTACCAGCATACGTGTTGGCATTTGACTGAACTGTGGAGTTTGCCAATACAGGCATCCACGCGCTCGTCAAGAATGTGAACAAATCGGTGCCAATGGTATACATGTATTGCCACACGTATCCATCCCCTGTCGTTTGCGGATCAACGTTCGTCCCAATCGTGCTTGGGGCGATGGTGCTCGCCGCATTCGCATTATTCCACAAGCACTTATAGACTTTCAGCGGAGCGGATGTGGTGTCCAACACATAGAACGCTTTGGAGAACAGATCCGCATCCGTATCGTCATACTGGATATACGCTGTGTTCGTTGCCCAGTTACGTCGAGGAACGACCAGATAGGTATTTGCTTCAGGAATTCGCTTAATTCCGAGCATATCTCGCCAGTTCTCGAAAGTCTGATGCTGCACGTCATTTACGGGAACGGGCGGATTGGTATCGCTGACAGAACCGTTGGCCGCGTCTACCCAGTTCTGTGGGCGCCCAATAAACGCATAGACATACTGCGAGGTGTTCGCAAAGGCGTTCAGAAATTCCTTGGCGAGAAATCCACGATATTTTTTGGTAAGGATGCTTGACATAGGTGGTAACCTGTGAAATCAATTCTATTTAGTGACTGGTTTTTAGTCGTCCTGGTCCAGTCCTGAGGCCGGGTCCTCTGCCTGGTTTTCTGCTTCACTGACGGGCTCATAGGTGTTATACTGTTCGCTGATTGCATTGGACGCAAGGACCGAAATGGCATTTGCGTACCATGGGTAAATCATATCGACGCCCTTGCCGTGGCGGATAGCGGTTAGAGCTTCTGTACCATCGCGGAGCGCCGCATTCCAGAGGTCTTGCACATATTCTGGTGTGACAGGCTCGTTCAACAACGTGATCTGCCCGTAACGACCGACCGCGCCCCCGATGGTAACAGTGGTGGGGTTGTAGGCCACGTCGGGGATGATGTCCACGGCCTGATTAGACCCGTTCAAGTAAATTTTGAGTTCGCCCGCATTCAAATCAAGGAATTCCGTGTCAAACAAATCAGGATCGGCGCCCGTGTAGGACACGACGAGCATATTCCACGCTTGCAGGGAAACCGCGTTCGTAGACACCACAGTTTCCGCTCCGATATAACCATGGATCAGGCCGCTTGCATCAAGGGTGAGCTTGCACCAGCCGCCGGTATCCACAATCGTTTTTTCTGTAGCAGGAAGCCCACGTTCGGGACGGAACCACGCGATAATGGCGCCGCGGTACTGTTGATCTCCGCTATGTCCCGCAAAGAGTTGGGCATTCGCATTGCTAAAGCTGTAGGTGGCGCCAGTGACCGCGCCGTTCGCAAACTCCCGACTATTGAAAATGTGGGTGGGTCCATCATCCGTCACATTCGTCGTATCTCCCACGGCAAGGATTGCGGTGGTAATCCCGTTGCTAGTGACACTGTTCGCAATGAAGGTCCAATGGAGCGCCGGCGAGAACCCGTAACTGAATAGGGTCTGTTCATACGCATTGGCTTCCAGATCCGATCCTGCGGGAATGAAGATGTTCGTTTCGGGACGCACAGGCACGTCCGCGGCCGTGCGCGACCGGTTGCGGTAAATCGCGCCGTCACCCAAATCGATGATATAGAGCATATCAGTCGTGGTCGACACAAGACCCACGTCGTCGAACAAGGATATGCCCGCGCCGGCGCCTGGTGCGAAATCGGGGTTGCTGTCGTTGGGATTCAACTCCAACGTCGCCACATCGATAATGACCACGCGACCCACCATTTTGAAGCCAGCAGGGTGAAGAAGTTTGAGAAGCATATCCCGATAGCGGTCTATAGATTCTCCCACTTTGACCACATAGACGAAATCGTTGTAGAACGTCTCATCTTGCAAGTATTTGTCAGAACTAAGGAACCCACGCGATGTGGTGAATGATCCTGCGTAGCGTGTGATGGCACCGAGCACGGGCGTGAAGTATGCGTCATCGCCTGTGCGACCATTACCATGTATTGCCGTGATCCCAATGTTATTCCCATCGAAATAGTTCACACCCGAATTGAGAATCGTGACCTTATTGATTTGCCCCGCATCGCGACCCACGACAAGATTCGCACTGGCAAAGAGCGTTACTTGATTGGCAAGTGAGATAACTGCGTTTAGCGGATCTTGTGTATCCACCGGTGTGACGTTCGGTTCGAGATAGTATTTCTGTTGCACGCGCGCCGAAATACTATCAGACGTGACGAAAGGAGGATTGGTGTACCCATGGCCCTGGGTCAACAAGCGCACCCGCTTGATTTTTCCATAGAATTGCTGCGATTGTGGAACCGCGCTTTCGATAAATCCTGTCGCAATGATTGAGTAGATATTGGAAACAAGATTGGTTCCCGATACCGCCCCGTAGATCGTCAAGAGCGTGTTGTTGACCACCGTTTTAACGACGGCGTGCGTTCCTGTCCCAAAGCGAATGTGGGTATTGGGACGGAGCACAGACGCAAACAACGTATTCGTTCCTGTGACATTCGCGGTGCCATCTGTTGCGACGGTGCCCGTTTGAAGCACGCCGGTGCCGTTAGCTTTGAGATACACGGCCGGCTGAAACTGGTTGATGGGCGTGATGTTCTTCAGATATAGGGTGTTGTGATTGTTTCCTGCACTGATATCTGCAATGATGACATTGGCCGTGAACAGCGCACCAGAGACATTGGTGGACGCATCCGCGGCGCTCGTAAGCGCGAAGACAACATCCGTATTTGTGAAATAGGTATTGGTCGCTGTCGCCAGTGTGGCCGCGACGTTCGACAAGGCCGCCGTCGTTTCGGTGTTGTTGGTGAACACCCACGGGATCATGAAGGGCTTTTCGTCCGTGGCGGCCAAAAAGATTTCAATTTCACTATCAATCGTTGTGCCGTTGAGTTCTACAACGCCGGTATCCACCCCATAATCTGTTGAACTAATATTGACCGTTGCGGTCGCATTGCAGAACGGATCAATCAATAATTCCAAGATGATCGTGTTCTGATCTTCAAGGACGAGATAGTCCGTCGCATCGGGTGTCTGCTGCTCATTAAGGAAAAAGCCACCCTCCTCGGTCAGCCAATCACCGTAGACAATTTCGCTGATGATAGCGGTCGCACCAGACCCTGATGTGCTCACAAACGTCACGGGGAGACCGACCGTATAGCCATCGCCGCCCGCGATCACAGTGACACTGTTCAATGAGGTATTCGCCACGGTTTTTGCTTCCGCGAGCGCACCATAGCCGTAGCCGCCAGCAGGACCCTGAGAGAAGGTAATCAGGTCACCAGGCACGTAGTTGCTACCACCACTATCAATGATGAGGTCAGTGATCACCGGCAAAATCGTGGTCTGGACTTGCACATCCGTTTCGATGTTGGTAAGAATTTGTCCAGGCTCAAACGTACCCTGAAGGCTTGATGGTTTGAGATATACTTCATTGATCAGGACGAATTGCCCAAAGGCTTGCCCGACCACAGCGACGATCACGTTTTCCACAATGGCGGTGCCCGTGGCCGTGCGCACACGTTGCCCCACATAGTAGGTGGCGACATCTTCATTCGAGCGACCAATCGCGGCGGACACCTTCAGCGTAACTGTCTGTACCCAACTGCCGTCGCTCGCGCGCAGCACATCTTCGCGAGGGAAATAAATGTCGCTGTCGGTGTTAAAGAATACGCGAAAGAACCATTTGAAGCTGCCGACGGACCCCTTGGATTGATAAAACTCCCGCAATCCTGAGACCAAGCGGTCTTTGGGAATCCATGAATAGATCGGCACATCTTTCCCAAACATCGCCATGAAATGCACGATGAATTCGTCGAGGGTTGTTTCGATATCCCGATAGTCAAAGAACTTCCGAGCTTCATAGAGCGGCCCACCCAATTGCGTCGTCGTGGTGACAGCAGTTGGGTGTGTCCCAAAGTCGGGGAAGGTATCGGCGGATTCCGTCGTGCGGCTTTGTTCAAGGAAGGAAACAAAGGCTTTGACGAATTCGACAAAGAGCGGGTAATCGGCTTCTACGAAGTCGGGCACCGCCGATTTGACGAAATTGACGAACGATTCGCCTTCATTGAATGGGCGCATGATTTAGAGAATCCCACCTTGGAAGAAGGTTGCTTGGTCATCGGGCGTGACATCATCATCCGCCTCAACCCGAATATTCAAATCTGTGGCATCGACCGTATAGAGCAAATTGAGTCGTGGAGCAAAATCATTGACCGCAGGACGAATGCGAATGCGGACATCGACTTCATCATTCTCAATCGCGAGAGGAATGAAGTTGTTCAGGGAGACGGTTCCATGTTCGCGGTCCACATTGCCAATGCCGGCTTGGACGGTAGTGATCACACCATTTGCCAAACGACGCACGACGCTGATATCATCATTGCTTTCTATGAAGAAGCAGTTGTTGACGGTGGCGCCCGTCTGGTCCGCATAGGAAAACCGATGCGATAGATTTTCAAGAATTGTGGATTCTGAACCACGTTTCAGCGGCACACCATATTTGAGCGTGGCGCTGTTAGACGCCCCCAAAATTGGAACAACCCGCTTCTCCAAGTCTAAACGAGTGAGCGAGCTAACAATGGACTCATCCGTATCATCAATGACGCGCGTCAGTCGGGAAAACCGAAATTGCGTATCAAACTTTTCAATATTCTGTTCGGCATAAAGCACGATGTTGTTGCTAATGGCCTGTTGCAATTGGAGCTTGGTGAGAGGCGCATTCTTGGGTTCATATTTCACCAGCGACCCAACAACAACATACACGTAATCGGGGTCAATGACCGATGGAATCGTCCCCACAATCACATGAGGCTTCACAATCGTTTCTTCGATCACGTCGCGGACACTATCCGTGAACCGCAACCCAATCTTGGGCTTGAGTGCGATGAATACTTTACCCAAAATTGGACGTTCTTTCGGGTCATTTGGGTCTCCCTGCTCGCCACCGAATACGTTGATCGCCGCGATGTGCTCACCATAGTCCCGCAGGATGATGGCTTTGTAGTCCGCCGCGGTCACACAGCGATTTTGTGTCTGATAGACAGACGGTGCGAGGAAACGAATGTCATCAAGCGTTTGTGGGTCCGCGCCGCCTTGGCTCGGAGACGTATTCGCATCGGCATCCGTCGCACCTGTGAGGAAATTCGTGATATTAGCCGTCAAAATGCGAAACGGACCACGAATGCTGTTTGCGGTGTTTCCGCGTGAAATGAAATACTCGGCGAACACCAGATTACCATCTTCGAGCGCCGCGCCCACCACACCATTCCCGAAACGAAGTTCAGGGAAGCTATTGTAGGCTTCTTCCACCCAAAACACCTTGTCCGTGGGTTCGATCAACAAGAAGGAATTGGCGGGCTGCCACGTAGCGGACACGTTGCTGGTCACGCTATCAAAGACCACCAACGTAAGCGAACCAAAGTCGATATTCGCATTGGGGATGACAAACCGTTGTGTCGGGTCCGTGAGATTCACCACAAACCGGTAGGTTGCGGGGTTGCCTTCCACGAGCGCGACATCGGTGCCTTCATAGTTCAGGCTGGTGGCGTTCTGGGTGAGTGTCGCGTCCTCCACATTATAGAAATTGAAGGAATTGTTGGCCTGGAGCACGAACTGGGTATGTTGCGGGAGGGTAATCCCCAACGGCGTCGTGTCTGACAGTTGCACCACGACGTTTGCCGTCATCCGCGCACTATTCACACCGTGGGTGTTGTATCCCAACATACGGGCGTGCGCGACCACAGAGGAACGCAATTGCGCCGTATCCAAGAACGCTTCATTCACCGCAGACGAAAGATACACGCCATTGTAATAGGTTACGTAGGCAAGCACACGCGCGAGCATTCGCAAGCCACTTCCCGTGAAGTCATAATCCGAAAACGTCGGGTCGGCCTTCATGAACGTGATCAGATTGGTGAGAATCTGGTCGTAATCAAGTTCAGCAACGCGCAATTGGGGGTTAGTGGGCATAGGTTTACCGTAATCTTGAGAGGAAAAGCGATAGGGTAATGGGCTGAATTTGATTGAGCAACCGAATCGTCAACTGTACCTGGTAACGATTGCCATCTTCATCGAAATCGAGTAACAATCCCAACACCTTGACGCGGGGCTCAAAGGCGGCAATGGACGCCAAAATCTCACTCTGCAACAGGGCTGAAGTGATCGGGTCCATCGGCTCAAAGAGCAGATGTCGAATACGAGAACCGTAGGCGGGGAAGAATGGCACTTCACCCGTTTGTGTCATCAGGATGTTCTTGATCGACCGCTTGACCGCATCCACACCCGACAACGTTATGATGTCGAAGGTCACAGGATTTTTGGCAAACGTCATGGAAATGTCTGTATATTCCCGATTGCGCGGTAAGGTGATGTCGATTTCTGCCATAAGTGTTGAACTCGGTGGTATTTAGCCGCTATCTTGAGATGCTTCGCGGAGTTAATAATACCATTTGTTGATGAAGCCCTCTGTTGGTCCCCATGTTGGTCCGCTGCTGGCAATATCCACTCCGACGGCCGCGGCCAAGTCATCACGTTTGTATTGAATGAAGTCCACCGCATGTCCATTGTATTGGTTTTGACCAGGGTTCTTACGAATATGTCCCCAATTGGGGTCTTTCCCGTGCAACACGCGCACGCACTCCTCAGTGAACGCACCGCGTCCCATCGGATTGGTTCGGTCAAATTCGTCACCTTGGTCAAATATCCAGGCTTTCGACGCAAAGATGACCTGTATCGTTGCACTTTCATTGGGCGGCTCAAATGCAGATCCGCCTCCATTGTCTGATCCGCTGTCTCCTGTGTTGACACCACTCTCCGTGACTTCTGTGGCGGTCTTGGGTGCCAACTTCGCCTGACGTGCTTGTGCGATCCGCAGGTCGCTGGTAATCAGAGCCAAGGCCGCTGCATTCTCACGCAGGGCTTGAGCCGCGTCTTCACCGGTCAAGGTCGTAACGTAATAAAGACCGGTATGGAAAACATCAGCAAAGTCTTTCGTCTGCACCAGTTCTCTGAGTGATGTTGGAGAAAACGAGACATGAATCCACGGCTGCTGGTCCCCCACATTGGTCCAATTCAAGATAAGTTGATCGAAATTGAGACTCTTTTGGATGTAGTCTGCGACTTCGTAGATAAGCTGGGGTGTTTGGTTGCGAATTTGCAAATCAACCGCTTCCCCCAATTCATGTTGGCCCACGCCCGTGTTCATCCGACGAAAGCCTCCGATAATGACGATACCAGGATACTTGTCTTTCAGCGGTTGCAGCACGTTGACGCACAACAACGAGAGACGATAGAGGATGTCGTCCTCAAGGAGCCCCAATTGCGCGACAATCGCGCCTGAGGGGTACTTGAACGCCACCCCTGTCCCTAGTGTGCCCGCATCGCCCGACGCGCCTACCTCAAAGGGTGTCCCGTCAGCGAGAATGCGAAATTCCCAATAGTCATTCCATCCAATGCGCTCCACATTGTCAGAATAGATGTCATAGGTGGTCCCTTTGCGCACCCAATAATCCAAGTCGGCCGCACTCGGTTCATAGGGCGGGATCGATTTCTCGGCATACGTCGCCGTGACGCGCGCCCGTATGTAATCGGGATCGATATTCCCAGGGTTCGGTAATTCACTCAGAACGGGAAAAACAGGAATGCGTGCCATTATTGTTGCCACGGAGACTGGAAGGGATCATTCGGATCGGGCGTCGGAGTCGGGTCGGTTTCCGAGTTCCGCAGACGGGGCGCGGGCAGCGGTATAGACATGTCCTCGGCCATGACAGTGGCATGAATATTGGTATCCACAAGCTCCGCAATGGTAAAGGACGTTCCACCCAACACATCCGTATTGGCATACGTGAATGTTCCCTTGTAATCATCGAAATTCAACAAGTCCACGGTCGGCTTCGTGCTCGGTGCCACGATGGGGCTCGTAAGCGTTGACAGCGTTCCACCGAGTGCCTTGGGGTCGCTCGTCGTGGGCAAGTCCTCTAAGGTCTGCTGCAAGGCGATATGTGCCGTATAGTGTTCGAAGTTAGCCACTTCTTCGGGGGTGTCAAACAGTCGTATACGATAATTCGTGGCTTCAGGAGTTTTTGTCGCATACACAAACGGATTGGCAAGAGGACTTTCGGGGGGCACATCAAACGCCTCGCGCACGGGCGAGAAGCCCGCGACTCTTTGGCCATCGGGGGCCTTCGCCGCAGAGGCCTCATCGAAGGTCGGAAATTCTGCGTGTATGGCCGCGAGGTCGATCTTGGGTCCGAATTGTCCCGTGGGCGTCAGGCCTGAGAAGTACGGCATGATCCCACTTGGGAGCTTGATATACCGCAGATCGATTTTTATCGCATCCGCTTTCACGGTGCCTTTGGCGTGGAGATTCACATTCTCAGCAAAGACGTTGAAATTTCCCTTCGCTTGGATGTTCACGTCTTGTTCGGATTGCACATGCACATTCTTCTTCGCGAAGATGGTAGCGTCTCCATCCACGGCGATGTGGCAATTCCCCGACACTTTGATAAACTGATCACCCATGGTCAAGAGATAGCCATGCTTCATGTTCTTATAGACGACGGTTCCATCGGGATGCCATTCAATGAAGGACCCCGCGCGATGGAAGATGTGAATCCGTTCCGCACTCGGCGTATCGTCCCATTCCATCACATGGCCGGATTCCGTTTGTTGAACCTTGTTGTAGGGATATTGAGCACCGTAGGCCGACGCGGGTTCACTCCACGATCCCTTGTTCGTGGTATCCTTGAAGCGTTGGTTCACGACGGTGTTGATACTTGGGAGTGCCGCGACATGTGCAGCGGACAAGAGCCGTTGAAAGAATCCTGGTTTCCCTGTCGCGATATTGACGCCGCGCACGAGAAAGGATTGCTTGTCTTTATTGACGGCATCCGCTCGGCCCGCGGTGCCACCTTGTGCGAGCGCGGGTGTAGACGGAGCATCGACCTGTTCCTCTTGAGGATTGGTCGTGCGCTTTGTTTTTTCTTCAACCTGCACACCACCGGCCGATCCTGCACCTTGGAATGCCGCACTGATGCGTGCCTTGAGACCCTGAAGCTGCTGCTTGCGCTGAATGAGAACTGCCTTGAAGGAGGCGGGCACCGATTGTCCTGGCGCCAGCGTCGAGAAATTGAAGAAATCCGCCGCACTCGGAAATGTGCTGGTGGGTGTCCGAAACAGGGCATCTTTTTGCACCACGTTGCCCTTGTTGAAGGCCGACTGGACCTTATCGAAATCCTTGAGCACCGTACTCAGCCCCGTCGAAAGCACCGAGAGTCCTGTTTTGAAGCCGAGCGTTTTCTTCAGGGACTCGCGCACCGCGCCCGTGATCTGCTTCGTGCTAGAGATGACACCTGGAATGGCATCTGCTCCCAGGCCCAGCTTCAGTGAATTCCCTGTGCTGAGCGTGCGCGCCGCGGGTTGCGCCGGCGCGAGCATGAGGTCGGTTGCAGAGCGTGTGTCTTTGAATCCGTCGTCTATAGCCATGGTTATGTTTGTGCGATAGCGGGAAGTACCCCAATGATGATGGGCTTCTGTGCAAGTTTTCCGTCAAAAAAGAATCCGACGACCCAATCTCCTTCCTTGAAATCGGCAAGCCCTTGCGAAGCCGTGATGGGGTTCAGTGGGTAGGCCCACGGAAGGTCTTGAGTCGATTGCACCTTCAGGTCAAAGTTGTGGTAGCCGAAAATGCGCACTTTGCAGCGCCCGACCTTCAGGGGGTCGGCACGGTCGACGACCACGGCCATGAACCAAATGAATCCATCGGAACCGAGTTGAAACGATTGCGTCATTAGTCCTCACCTTTTGGAAACTCTACCAAGGGGCTTCCAAACGAATCACGACAGGCTTCTAAGTGCATGAAATACGATAGGCTCGCCACACCGGTGCGCGTGAGTATGTGGCGCACAGATGTAATTAGGTGCGCGCCACTGTAGTAGCGCGACGGATTTGCTGGAATGGAGGATGTAGACGGCCCGATTGAATCTTCCAACGGACGGGATGACGGGTAATTGATGATCACGACGCTTCCCGCACGGATGTCCGCCTGTCCTGGTAGTTCAATAGTGGTGCGTGCATGTCGTAACATTTTCACTTGACGATTTCGCTTTTCGATGGCACGGTATAGACGGTCTTGGTCGATGCGGTCTTGTGTGCTCTGGACGTATTTGGAATCTTTTGACCAATCCGAGGACGGGAGCACGAACAACTTCGCATTGACATTGACGACTCGGTCGAAATTCTTCGGATAGACGGGAAATTTGCTTAGGTGCGGAGATTCCTCAAACGTATCCGTGTAATTGGTATCCGTAAAGGCATACTTTCGCGCCAAAAAATCCAAATGCAACACGCGCGAGCGTAAGACACCGCCAGCAATATCTTCCAGCACATTGAAAGACCGCTCCTGCGCCAAACGGATGATACTGTTGAAGGCCACCGATTCATTGATCGTTTTGGCGTAACTGACGCCTCCCTCATTGACATTGAATATGGGTAGGACCGACACATCAGGCGGAGACAGCAGATTTCGGAGACTGTTGAAGTGGAAACCCTCAAGCGTTTCATAGAACAAAAAGATGCTATCCTCTGCGGGATTCAAGGCGAGCAGGGTGAAGTAGTTGACCGCCGATAGTGGGGTATAATTTGGAATGATCGCATCGATCTTGAACGTCGTTTTTTCAATATCTGTCATGCGGTCGTTCGACACACCCATTTCTTCACTCAAAATACGTTGGATGCCCTCCGAGCACGTCACGCCATTATATGATTTTTGCACCCGTCCCGAGACACTGGTGACAAATTCTGATGTGGCGATATCCACCGTGAACATGCGCTCCTCGTTCTTGGTAAATTCTTGGTCGCGAAGACCCACGACACGGAAGATGCGCCGAAATTCTTTGGGCGTCTTGTCACCCTGATCTACGGAGAACGCGATCAAGATATACTCCACGCCCACGAATGGGAGATATTCAGGAAGTCCCACGGTATCGCTGAGGGTCAACGATCCCGACACCGTATCATCAAAGACGCTCTCGTAGAGGTCGATATTCACGATGTAGTTGCTGATATCCAGCCCCTTTATGGGCACGGTGCCCTGTGGCGAACGCTGCTCCATCCCAGGTGAATAGGCAACGCACGCGAGGAGACGAACTTGGCGCGGACCGGCGGAAATAGCCATTAGGTAAACAGTGTCGTCAATTCTTGTTGCAAAGCCGCGACAAATTGAGATGGGACGACTTTGATTCGGCGCTTGGCATCATTCAGAAGAAGTTCTTCATCATATTGCGACGTGATGTTTCCGCGATTTTCATCAATCAAGGCCGCGTAGCTTAGGGCATCCACCACGACCCCATCCGTGCGGTGGTACACGTATAGGAGTTGTGCGGCCGCGGCGGACCCATATTTGCTCGTAATGTAGTCGTCAAAGTCTGCGGAATCCAACGGCCAATCGGCAAGCGACATGATATTGTTCAGCAGGAGAAGAATCCACGTATATTTCGGACTCCCATATAGCCGTTCAGACACGTTGTCGGGACGTTCCTCACCATTCACCTCATACTCGTAGATCACGGCAATGTTTTGCCGAAGCTTTTCGACAATTTTGGCGTGGGAGGTAATCTCCGTGAGCACCGCATCAAATTGGGTGTTTCCCGATGTGAGCGTGTATTTCGATTCTGGAAAAAAGCGAAAGTAGTTCATAGGTTACTTTTGGAGACGAGGATCTCTGAAGTTCTGGACTCCGCCACGAACAATTTCTGACGAGTCCCGACCCAACAGGCGAATTTCTTGAAATTCTAGAGACAAACGAGTGGACGCAGGATAGTATCCCCCGTCTTTTTCGATGAACGCCACCTTCGATTCTGACGAATTATCGATGGAGATGCTGCGAAGCACGGAGCGACCAATCGAATTAACGTGGTGGTCCGTGAGTTCATTAAACTCGGAAAACATACGGATTTCAAATTCGTAGGGATAGCCAATGAGAAAGGTGGATGTATAGCTCCCATCGGGGGCCCCACCGTAGGATGGGAGCATATAGAAGCTGAAGAAAGACACGATGCTGTCAATGACGATGGCTTCCGCTTCGGAGCGGGGCACTAACAAAAAATCTAAACTGTGATGCCGATATTCCACGTTCCGAAAAAGGGTATCCGTGCGAGGGTTGATTGTTTTACCAAACGTGAGTTCAAGGGCGTCTTTCCCACCGGTGATCAGTGCTTCGGCTCCTGCTTGTACGGCGCCTGCCAGTTTTGTTTTCCCCACTTCGACGAGGGTGCCGACCACCGCCTTGGCGGGTTCGATGAGACCGGTCAGGAACTCGCTAATATTCCATGAAGATCCTGCGGCAGCTTTTGTGAGCTGGTCGATGGGCTGGTCCTTGGCCGCTTTGATCGCCGCGAGTCCCCCTTCTAAAACGACGCCGGCCGCACCAAGTTGGGCCGCACTGTCAAAGGTCACTGCGGTCGACGTTTTGAGCGCCGATTCGGGAAGATACAACGCGACAGAGGCGAGGGTATCGTCTTTGTTCGATCCCCCTTCACCAAGGATCTGGTCTCGCAGAATGTGTCGGCCCGAGCGAGCTTCAAAGAGAATCCACTTTTCATACGGCCGTTGGCCGACGTTAGCAGGATAGCGATGATGCTCGTTGCCCTGACCGAAAAACTGTTCAGTCGTGCCCTCACGCAGATTGGTGGATTCTGTGGTGTTGAGAAATGCCCCACCCTTGAGTTTTCCCTCTGAGATAAAGCTTCTGTCTATAGGCATGCGACCTCTAAATATCTGTATGAGACGAAACAACACATTACAAGGAACTTACACGCCCAAGCACCCCGAAAAGTATCGTGGAGACAACAGCAACATTATTTATCGGAGTAGTTGGGAGAGACGTTTCATGGTATATTGCGATGACACTTCTGCCGTCCTCCATTGGGCCAGCGAAGAATTCCATATACCTTATGTGTCGCCGGTAGACGGTCGCGCCCATCGGTATTTTCCCGATTTCTATTTGGAAGTGTCTGGTAAAACAGGACTTCAGACGATGGTCATCGAAATCAAGCCCGACCACCAGACAACTATGCCAAAGAAACGCAAGGAGACGCGCCGCTATATCACTGAAGTCGCGACGGTGGCCGTCAATCACGCCAAATGGCAAGCTGCGGAAGCCTTCTGTAAAGCCCGTGGTTGGAAGTTTATGGTATTGACAGAGAAACACTTGGGGATCAAATATTAAAATGCCAATCACCAATGTGTATGACACGCTTCGGCAGCGAATTGAAAAATCCAATGGACTGATGCAGCACGAGCGCGATGCCTGGCTGTTTTTCAAAACATACCAGACCGAACTTTCGCGCTGGCAGAGTGCGATCAGAAGCAAAGCTGATTGGAGTACCCTAAGCAAAGGCACCTACTCGAAGCGGCTTGTGGGCGCCGGCGCTGCTCAGCCAGGCCAATTCTATTTCTTTCTCTACGACCCCAAACTTCGTCGAGAGCTACCCTATTATGATGCGTTTCCTTTGGTATTAGTGCTGGATACGGGGCCTGGCTGGTTCTTTGGGATGAACTTGCATTATCTCAACTACGAGTCTCGCGCACGGCTCTTTGATGCGCTGTATCCGTCCACAACCAGCAAAACGGATTCACTCAAATCGCGGATGCGCATCACGTATGACATTCTGCAATCCTCTACCAATCCCATGATCTCTAGTTTCTTCCGTCCCTGTCTAAAACGGTATCTAACCAGCCACCTCCAGACGCCGTTGTTGCAGGTCGGCTCGGATAGCTGGCACCTCGCATTGTTTCTTCCTGTGGACATGTTCAAGAAGAAGACCAATCGCTATGTGTGGAGCGGTGGCGTATAGCGGCTAAATAGTCAGTATGCCAGACCTGAATACGTTCATCCATCATTTCCGACATGGGTTCCAACCAGAGAACCGCTTTGTGTGTCAGATTCAGACGCTCAGCATCTACAACGCGATCAAGGTGCAGCAGGCGGGCACCCAACGCACGGGCATCGTCGGAGCGATTGAGGATATTGTCGGGGCGGTCCTTGGTGAAGGCAGCAACGATTTGTCCTTTGCATCGGATCTCCTTGGACGCGGTCTGTTGTGCGAAGCTACGTCCCTCCCAAGTCGCGCCTTCCAAACGATGACCCAGACGATGTATGGCTTCAGCGAGCAGTTTCCTATTGCCGCAGAATACGTGCCGATCACCTGCACCTTCTCCATGCCGTTGTTCGGTACCAGTTCACCGATTATTACATCCCTTGAAAATCGTGCGCTAGAAGCTGTGTTGCCGAGTGCCGTGAAGGTCACCATCAAGACACCCGCGACCAATCCGTTGCCGGCGTTCTTCTCTGCATGGCAAAATCTCATTCAGAATGCGACGAACGGCCCCGCGTCGGGATTCAATTTGCGGTTCCCCTCGGAATATTACACGACCATGCAAGTGATCACATATGACAAGCAAGACAACGTGTCGCTGGTCTATGCGTTTGAAAACGTCTATCCGCGGCTTGTTGAATCGGTGCCTGTGTCGTGGAGCGCCGATGGCTTCGCGAAGCAGCAAGTGAGTTTTCAATACAGCCATTGGCATCTGCTCCACACGAACCCATCCAAACTCAGTATTGGTCTCAGTGGTGTACCGTTCATTGGAGGCGGCACCATCAACTTCTAAGGTGACTTACTATGTCCATACCCATACTCGCAATTCCTGAATATACCGTGAAGCTCTACTCGCTCCCGAAACCCGTGAAGATCCGTCCGTATTTGGTGGGTGAAGAAAAGATTCTCATGCTCGCACAGCAGGGAGAGGACCCCAAAGAAATTCGTAATGCCGTTGAGCAGATTTTGCGCATCTGCACGTTCGAGAAAGTGGACATTTCGAAGCTCCCATCGTTCGACTTGGAATACCTCTATTTGCAGTTGCGAGCGAAGTCGGTCAACAACATCGTGCAAGTGAATTATCGTTGCCGCAATCGCCCTGTGGACGGAGAGGCGGAATGCGGGAATGTCGTGCCCGTCAATATCGACTTGAACACGATTGCGTTCAAGACGGTCCCTGAACACACGAACAAAATCTGGTTGAACGATCAGGTGGGTGTGACGTTGGCATATCCGTCAAAGGAGATCATCGAGCACGTCCAAGCACAAAATGGTGTGTTTGGTATTGACCTCCTGGTGGGATGTCTCCGCACGATTTTCACTAAAGCCGGTGAGGTTCACGAGGTCAGTGAAGCCGACCCCGCAGAAATTGAGAAATTCATTGCGTCATTGAGCGTGTCGCAATTTGCCAAGGTTCAGACCTTCTTTGATACGATGCCAACATTGACACATTCGGTCGCTTTTGAATGTAAGAAATGTGGATTCAAGCAGGACTTGGTGGTGTCGGGACTCATGGATTTTTTCGTCTAGGCCAGAGTCATGATACTCTGGCGAATTACTACGAACTGTGTTTCAATCTCAAGAAGTATCATGGATGGTCAATCAACGAAATTGATCAATTGCTTCCCTTTGAGAAAGATGTGTATGGACTGCTAACGCGCCAGTGGATTGACGAAGAAGAACGAAAGGCGCGCGAACGGAACATGGGTAAACACTAATGCCGAAATTTACAACGGAAGAACTCGCCTCTCTCAAGCGCCAGGGGTTTACTCCAAAGCAAATTGAGGAACTGTCGATCAAGGGCACGATTGTCGGGGGCGAGACTGACGATCAAATCGCCGAAGCCACGGTCGCTGCGGTCGTATCCACGCCCGTGGCCAAGAAAACCAAGAAAATCAAGAAGTCGAAGAAAATGAAGGTGCCGCAAGGGCCCGAATTTCAGGCGCTCCGTCTGATGCTCAATGACCCCGAATTGGGAGAGCTATTCGATCTCGATATGGCGAAACCCGAGAAATCGAAATCGCCTGCATTGGTGCCACATCCCGACCTCGCGGCGCCACCTCGCATGACGCTGGCGCCCGATGAACCGACCTTCGACAGCCCCGTGGCGGTACCAGTGACACTGTTCAAGGCGCAAGTCACGACCCTCCAGAAAATTCAAACGGGCCTCTATGATTTTTTCCGTGAGGAGCGCGATAGTGAAAAAGATATTCGCGAAGAACGAGAACGAGAACGGAAAGACAAAGAAGCGCGTCCGCCCTTGCGGATCACCACCGCAGTGCAGGGGGCTGGCAACGATATCAAGCGTGCCTTCAAGAACAACCTTGAGCAAGATGCGGTGGGTAAACTTCTGAGCGCAGGTTTGTTGGAAATGCTTGAGCCACTAGGGTCCGCGGCTCTGATCGCCGGCGCCGCATTGGGTGGTTGGGAAATTGGTTCCGTGATTGCCCAAGTTATGGGACTCGGTGATTCCTCAGAGGCGCTCGCGAAACTCTTTGATACGAGCGGGCAATCATTGGGCGACACCTTCGATGCTATCAAACATGGCATGATGGAAACAATGAAGAGATGGTCATTTGGGCTCTTGGGAAAAACCGAAGAAGAAATAGCGGCTGAAGAAGCGGGACCCGTGTTCATCGCGGAGCGGAACAGAAAAAATGCTGCGGCACAGGCAGCGAAGGCCCGTGCAACGGCAAACACCTCTCCTCTGCTCAACGACACGAGCGACAATCTCAAGACAGGTGCCGTAACAGAACCCGTTCCGACGAATCCCGATCTGGTCAACGACACGAGCGACAATCTCAAGACAGGTGCCGTAACAGAACCCGTTCCGACGAATCCCGATCTGGTCAACTCTCCTCTGCTCAACGGCACGAGCGTCAATCTCAAGACAGGTGCCGTAACAGAACCCGTTCCGACGAATCTCGATTCTATGAGTTGGCCGAATATGGCGCCATCAGCGGTCGTCGGTGGTGCGGGACACGTTCTTTCCACACCCGCGCTTGCGCCGACGCCAACACCCGCACCGACAGTTGGGACGCCCGCGAGTGTGTCCACCAGCGCGACGATTCAATCTGTTATATCGTCGGAGAAAGACGCCATCATAGTCAAGATGTCGGATGGGACCATTCAGAAGCGTATGGGATCGCGGTCCTGGCGTAACAACAATCCAGGTAATATCATTGCGGGACCGGGCATGGTCCCGACGAAGGATGTGGGCAACGGGATGAAATACGCGGTATTTCCTGATCTCGCAACAGGAGAAAAGGCACGGGCCGATTTGCTATTCAAGTCCACGCACAAATATGGAAAGAAGGGACACGAATCCGCGTATAAAGACAAAACCGTCAGCGAGGCGATTGCCACGTATGTAGGTGACCCCAAGGCGGTGAAGGCCTACCAAGCGGTGGCGCGAAAAGCCTTGGGTGGGATCGATCCCGTCATGAGCACGCTCACCCCCGAACAGCAGCGAACGCTCTTAAATGCCATGAAGAATCACGAAGGATGGAAGGCCGGGCGCGTGGAAACGCTGCCAAATACCATATCCCCGTTGCGAGCAGCAGGCGGACTGGCAACCACAGCACCAGGTGGCGGATCGCCGGTGACGATTATCAACAATAATACCACGAATGTCGCCGGTGGAAAATCTGGAGGCACTGTGGTTATGCCGTTCCCCGTCGCTCCGCGCAACGGTGACGCTACATTGGCGGCATTGCGTCAAATGAACGGGCTCGGCGGGTAAGCAAAAGCGAAGGAAAAGCGAAAGCGAAGGGAACGCGAAGCCCCCGATTTGCGGGGTTCGGTGACGGGGGTATAGCAGACTGCGGCCCCTTGCGGGTTCGCCGTTCCTACCCAATCCTGACCCCGTTAGAGCGTCGTTTTTGCTAGTGTTTTGATGCGGAAGGACAAAACAGGGCGTGTCCCGTTATGGAACACGCCCTGTGTGCTATTTTGGAACAGTGCCGTGGGGTGTCGGATAGAGCTTCGCGACGAGCGGGCGCACGGTCGCCCACGGGCACAAGTGCGCGTGACCAGTTTCGTGATGGCAATGATAGCATCGCTTTTCATCGTATCCAGGTTTGGTCACATACGGATCAACCAACGTTAATTGGTAGAAATGCAACAGGTAATTCAGCGTCTTGTCTTTGTCCTGCTGTGAAGGGTGGGCATGCAGTTCGTTGCGCACATCGCGCAACCGGTGCTCGTAGCGTTTTCCCCGAAGGTACTGGACGACGGGCCGCCAAAGAAGGAGCGCCATCAACGCGATGGCGCTCCCCCACAAAATCATCGTACCGGTCAACATGATTAGTTCTCGTCGTCCAATACCGTGTCAAAGAATCCCTTGATCGATTCTTCGTCATCGTCATCTGGTGGCGTGGGCGCTTTGGGTGCGTCCACTTTCACATCGGCCTTCGGTTCCACCTTCGGACGACCAGGAAGGCGCGCCGGCTTCGGTGACGAACTGACGGCAGGTTCTTGTGGTTCCTGTTCCTGCTGTTCCACCGCGGCTGCGGCCGTGCGTGGAGCATCTGACCCGGTCAGCACCGTATTGAGGCGCTGTTCCAGATCCTCATAGGTCTTGAACTGTCCTTCCGCCGTGAACTCCGCCAGCGGATACTGCGCGTTCCACAGGGTTTCCTGCTTCTTGTCCTTGTCCTTCTCGCCGTCGAACAATTCGCTTGGCGCGACGAACTCGGATTTGTCGTAGTTGGGATACCCCGCGACCTTCTGCGACTTCAACTTGAAATCCGCACCTTCCCAAATGTCGAACGGATTCGTCGGCACCTGGTCAGGAAACTGCGGCTCCACCAGTTCCATGATCTTGTCGTGGATCTTCTTGCCATACCGAAACAGGAAGTTCTTGCCGTTGTTTTCAGGATGCGCCTGATCGTCCAACACCAACACGTTGCTGATGTAGCTCAGCTTGCGCTTGCGCTTGCGGGCGACTTCCTTGTCCGCTTCGACGCCGCTGTTCCAGTATTTGTTGTTTTCCTTGCAGACGGGGCAGGGGCGGTTGTTCAGCGTCGTCGGGCAGTTCTCGATGAACCATGACCCGCTCGGACCCTGAAAGCCGTGATTGAAGATCCGCGCCCATGAGACATCCTCATTGGGTGAGGGCGGCAGGAACCGCAAACGCGCATAGCCGATGCCCGTTTTCTGATCCGTGCTGAGCTTCCACATGCGTGGGTCGTCCTGCTTGGTCGATTTGCTGGCTTGCTGTTTGGCGGTGTCGGCGAGCTTGCTGAGAAGGGAGGCACGAGACTTACGGAGAGATGAGAAGGTACTTGACATGGTGAAAACTCCTATTGGTATATTGTGATATGACGCTTTGCGCAACA